CCCACCCCAACTGGCCTCGGTGAGTTAGTATACATGACCCAATGAAAAAAAATCAGTATTTGGGAAGTTCCTCTTATTTTAGATTCTTGTAGAAAGAATATCTAATAAAGTGCTTTACAGGTTGATGGTTGTGGAGATAGTTTGCTGGCATGAATGAAGGCGAACTATTAATTACTTTGTTGAATGCGGCTACGATTGGTCATGTGTTGCATTTGAGGAGTAGGAGCTATTCGGAGCATAAGGCATTGGATGGGTTTTATAGTGGGATGCCGGGGCTTGTGGATGGCGTAGTGGAAGCGTGGCAGGGAAGGAATGGAGAATTGGTGAAGTTCCCTAATCAGATGGTGGAGTTGAGCGAGCATACTGATGCGCTTGTGTATTTGAATTTCTTGAAGGTGATGTTGGATGAGGAGAGGTATGTGTTGGGGGATGATAGTGAGATTCAGAATATGGTGGATGAGATTGCCGCCTTGATTGATTCCACGCTTTACAAGTTGACCTTCCTAAAATAAAAATTTGATATGTCCTGTTGTTCTGCTGTTCCTATTAGCACGATTCCTCCTGTTGGTCAGGGGGTAGGGCCGTTGGTGTATGCGAATGGGAATCAGATGGCGAGGTTGAATCCTCCTCTGAATCCTAGCTTTGTTGTTTATGATGGGAGCGTGACTAGGTGGGGGGATGGGAGTGTTAATGCTCCTGTGTTGTTGCCCAACCTTCAGCAAGTACCCAATTCTAGTGTTGGATATTTTGTTGGCATTAATGCTGGGGGGCAACTGGTTGAGACAACGCTTCCTACTGTTGCAACAAGTGGTTCTTATAATGATTTAACCAACAAGCCTAATCTTAACTCTGGAAAGGTAATTTACGTTGATGCTGTGGTTGGAACGGATTCAAGGGGGACAAATAGCAATTATAGCTTTTCTGTTCCATTTGCTACTATTGATGCCGCTGTTGCCGCTTCAGCTATTGGTGACTTGGTTTATGTAAAGGCTGGATCTTATACGATTGTTTCACAAATTAGCCTTAATGGAAAAGGTGATCTGTTTTTTGAACAAGATGCCAATGTAACTGTGGCGGCAAATGTGATTGCGTTTAGCCTTACTGCCGATCAACCAAAGATTGTTGGAGGATACGGAACATTTACTTGTTCTGGTACTGGTGGTCTATGGACGCAAAGTGGTGGAACATTTACCGTTCAATTGGTTTCCATTGAGTTTTTAGCAATTACAAACGCTTCTGGTGCAGGAACAATCTTTGCCTCTTCTACAGGCTCTTTGGTAATTAACAGCACAGGAATTATAAATGCTCCTTTTTCTACTATAGTGAGCGAAACTGGAACTATTGGTAATGTTTTCTACCAAGTCTTATTTACTGCTTGTGGAAGATTGCTCGACATGACCCAATCCAATTCGTTCATGCAATTCACCGCATTGTGCTGGAGTGCCCAAGTTTTTGGTACAGAAGGCGTGAGTATTGTTGGTGGGACAACATCATTGCGGTTTGAAAATCTAGTTGGTGGAACCCCTGCTACAAAACTTGTTGTCTTCAAGTTTGCAAATGGAGATACAACAAACAACGGCCATGTTTTTAGAGGGGGTAGGCTAATTGCAAATAGTGCCAATCCATGCATCACGTTTAACTCCACAACAGCAACCAACAAGCTTGTGCGTTTGATGGGAGATGTTCAGCTTACTACTAGCGGAGCAAACTGCATTGTTTCTGCTGACCCAAGACAAGTTGTTGTATCTAGTGCAAATGCAAATGTTGTTGCAGATGCCAATACTAGCATTGTTGGTGGAACACTACTTGTTAGCCCATTCTTTGCTTTTTAATGGTTCACGAATTTAAGAACCCAATGCCTGTGGTAACTCCAATGGGCGACGGGTATGCCATCTACGTTCAGATGGGTGGGATGTTTGAGAATGATTTATGGACGGTTTGCTTGAGCAAGGATGGGTCTATAAAGCACTTTGATTCTAGCCAGATTAGAATGTGGCAGAACGCTACCTTTGGCATTAAGAAGGGCGATTGATGTTAAAAAGAGTGATGCGTTTTATTAACACACATTCTGTTTCAGATTTACTGGCTTAACTGGAAAGCCGTTGCAAAAAGTGCAACAGTTCGCCTGTTAAGTCGATAAAACGGCATATTTCGTACATATGTCGCCAAATATGTCGATCATACCCTACAATTTAGACATATGGATTTGATTATACCCGAAACGCCACATTTTCTGACATATGGCACATTTATGAGCAATTTGTTCCATATCGGGTATAATGCGGTGAACAATCGGGTTTTTATTCGATGCGCTCTAGACCATTTGAATTATAGCAATCTTACAAATATTATAAAAAACTTATAAACCACCAAAGGTCGCTATAAGTTCCCTTCATGAATAATATTGATTGTGTGCTACTTCTTGGCAATAAACGACTTATACTTATCTAGAATAGTTACTCTAGCCGTTCTCTAGCCGTTCTTACAACCAATTTCGTGACGCTACGAAAAAGGTCGGGGGAGGATCAGGTCGCTAGATTTTATCAACAGCCAGATCGGCTACGCATGACGCTATAGTTGATAGAATCCCCCTCATTGCCTCCCCCGACTATAATGCCCCTTGGAGTCCTTGCGGCGTGTCCGTGAGGCAGGGGTTCACCGAAGATTCCCCCGAAAATTGGCACAGCCCCTCCGAATCGAACGGAGCCAGCAAGATTTGGAGTCTCGCTCGCCTACCTTGGAACATTGGACTGCAATTGAGTTATCAAGGATTCCTTGACAACTGGCAAGGAAAAAGCTCCAGCAGTAGGATTCGAACCTACAACCATTCGATTAACAGTCGAATGCTCTACCATTGAGCTATGCTGGATTGGCTACCCCTCATGGATTTGAACCATGACTAGGGGAGTCAAAGTCCCCTGTGCTACCGTTACACCAAAGGGTATTAAATTATTTGCGTGGTCTTCCTCGCCCCTTGGGAACATTTACTCGTTCCTTCCATGTTACCGCCCCATAAATTGTTTTTACAGCAATATTTTCATCCATATTTAAAACGTATGCTTTCATTCTAAATCTATTCTCTGGTTCAAGCTGACCAACAATGCTTCCGTATTCTTGACCAAGACTAGCCAACCGCTTTGCTTCAAAAAGTAAATCTTCTTGTGTTTTCATTTACAAACTAAAAAAACTATTGACAAAAATAAAAATTTCCATAGAAGGTGGGTTGTATGAAAGACATACTAAACAAACTAAATCCACTTGAGAAATCTTGCGACGAGTGCGGAGGTACTGGTCGTGATTTTTATGATGAGGGTCAAGGGGTTCCTTGTTGGAAGTGTCAAGGTAGTGGTCATATTGCTACTGATGACGGCAAGGCTATACTCCAACTGATCGCACATCACCAGTCAAGTCTTCTTCAATTTGCTTAACCGCCGCTAAAAGGTGGCGCATTAAGTAGCCGACGAAATACGCAAGTGCTTCGTCATCCCCCTTCTTTTCCCTTACGCCTTTGTCCACTAGGATGTGGTTGGCAATGTGGACGCATTCATGGGCAAGGTTGGATATTTTCTCCACGCTCATTTCCCATTCTTTTAGAAAGATTATCCTAGCATCTCCACAATAGGAAACAGCATCAGCATCTTCCAGTTCATTGAATGTTTCTGGTTCACGATTTGGGAACTTTTCCCTGTACCATTTTTCAGCCTTTTCTTTATCTACGGGCCAAACAATCAGGCAATGATCATTCCAAAAGTCTATATCCAGATAGAACTCGTTAGGATTCATTGATAAAGTAATAAGGGATGGACAACATTTTCCCATCTTTAAAAACTTTAAATTCTTTTACTTGGCATTCTCCAGCCAATACTTTTTGTCTTAATCGCAATCGTTGTTGAGAAGGGCCAAGTCCTGTAAATTGTTGTATTTGCTCACGGCTTCTCCAGCCTTCGGGAATGGCATCTTCTATCTGAAAGAACTTTTTCCATTTAAGGGCTTCATTGGCTGAAGATAGAAGGTCAGCTTCGGATGGGTTTAGTTTCTGACGGCTCATAGGTTATTAGTTTGGTTGCTGGAAGTTCACCATTCTGACATCCACGCCAATCTAGGATGCCAATACCGGGGCGACAAATAGAATCTCCTACTACTTTGTGACCATATTTTGTGAGCAATTGCCAAGCAGGAGTTGCCATGAAAATACCTGATCCATCATTGAAAATACCGCCCGTGTGCCTATGGCCTCGTAAATATACTTTTGGAACCCTATGACCAACACGGGAGTAATTCTGTCGAGCATTGCCCATCGTTATAGACATTGCCCCTGCTTCAAGGTATGCCCTAGAACTGGTCGGCATATGGTGGGCAATATCAATCAAGGTTCCGTTAATTTCAACGAGTCCTTTGTCTCCTAGCCAGATTGCCCCAATCTCTTTGGCAATCATCTTTTCCCAATCTCCAACGTGGCATTCTGTTCCTGCCGTCATGTAAACAACTGATGCCATTTTAGCCAATGGCTTGAGGCATTCAACAGCCGCAAGTGCATGGTCAAAATTTAATGCCGCCACAACTTCCGTTGTTCCATGATGCCTTCCCTCAATGCAGTCGCCATTAATAAAAAGTGCAAATGGATCGTTTTTAAAGTGACCTTTGATCTTTTTGTTTTTGTCCTGCCAGCATTGCCATAGCCATTGCTGGTGAAGATTGTTTCCAAGGCTAACTTTATTGCCTGTGCTTGTGATATGATCATCAGGCCAAAGACCAACAGATGACCCACAATGGAGATCCGATACTACAACCGCACCAACAGGGGGTTTTGATTTAATCATTGGATTGTTTTTTTATATCCTGCGGAGGCTTATCAGAAACTAGATTCTTTAGTAATCGGGATGCATCACGCAAGGATATTTCCTCATCCTCCATCATTTGTGCAAGCATCTGCATTAACTTAATCCGTTCGGTGAGATGGTGAAGGTAACTGATGAGATCCAATTGCTCATCCTTTAGATTTCTAGCATACCATCCTGCCCCTGCTGTCCAGAACTGCGTTTTGTGTTCTGCGCTTCCCTTAAAATACTTATCCAATCCAGCTACTGTTGCTTCTGACCAAATATCAAGAGCATCTTGTTCTGGAGTCATGTCACTTTTTTTTAGGTTTTTTACCTTTGGGTTTTTGAATTGACCCATAACCAACTCTAGCAGATCGGAGAATTGCATTTGGTTTTGCGGATGTGGTGGTTGCTTTCATATGCTGTCTACAAATCGTTTCCAAATTTGTTTGGGACGAATACAGCTTGCCACGTTGCATACATGGCAAGAATTTTCATGGCAAGTGTTTAATTCAGAAAAGCAATATGGGCAGTAGTTGTTTACATAGTAAACCCAACCCAAAAACATTTTTAGAATGTATTTCAATTTTTTAAAACACTAATCCCGATGTAACCAGCGGCATCAGAAGAAATATTGATATTTACATTCTGAACATTTGACCAAGTTGCTTCATTTGGAAGTTCAACAACAGATGAAAGGGCAGTAAACAAAGATTGAATGTCTGAACTATTAAGATCAGATTGAGTATATTCGGATTTGGCGGTTACAATGATGGGCATATTTTTATAGGTGTGAGTTGAGAGTATTGAGATAGTTTGTGTTTAAGGTCAATGCTTTTGTAGGGATAAAGAAACAGAAAAGAGTAAAGCAAACTCCCCCCTTATCCCCCCACCCTCAAGTGAGAAAGCCTGTCAGAAAAGAAAAGAAACTACTGCTCACCGATAATCTGCAAGCAGGGTGTTTCTCCTCGTTTCTTACGGGTATGGAGTTTTGGTTCTCCAAAGCCGAGTTCTTGGATCATGTGGTACGCATTCACACCCATCCTCACTTGCTATAACGGGTAAGCCCCGCCGAGTGGTGAAGCACTACAGCGGGGCTTTCGTTTGTTTGAGGAAAGTCTTTTTTGAATGCTTCACCATTCAGTTTTCCCAACTTATCAAAAATGATAATTCCGTCAACTACTTTTTTTAAAAACCATCCGGATCGGGAGTGGAACCCCCATATCCCCAATCTTCTTCCATTGCCGCTTCTTCCGTATCTCCCTTTGAATGGATCAAGCGATTCTCGAAATCCCGAATCTCCAGAATGTCCAAGGATTCAGCTTCTTCTTCAAAATTAAATTCAAGTCCTGCCCTTCGGAGCATTTGCACGGCATAGGTAAAAGAATCAGCCAAATCGGGTGATTTCTTCAACCGCTGTTTCATGTCGAGCTTTTTCTCAACAGAAACCTTTCTGCCTTTGTGGGAGTAAAGCCTAGAGCAAAGTTCGTTCACTACTTGAGAATGCCTTTCAACGTCTATGCCAACCAAAGAACGAGTTGACATTGCGGTATGGACAGCAAACCAATATTCCGTAACCAAACGATCATATGCCTCTTTGCAAGTGCGTTGGTCAAGGTTGCTGATCTTTCGTTCTGTTGGCATTCCCATAGATGAAATCGGGAACACAAACATTGCTTCTGGATTATACTTACTCCATTCAATGATGATTGCCCTCATCATTTTGCCGCCGTCACCAGATATATCCAATCCAAAGTCCCTTGGATGGACTCCATATTCAAGACAATCTCTAACTACTTGTATTGCAATACTTTCTTCAAACACCTCTCCTACTGAACTATTGTATTCTCTAGTTCCAAGGTAATAGCCAAGGCTTCTGCCAGTATCGTTTGGCCCAAAACGGCAAAATGTAGCCGCACATCTGTCTCCTCCTGCGGTAAATGCAGGGTCAAAGCCGCAAACAACCTTTGTTTTGCCACTCCAAACTGGCTCCCAATTGATGTCGCATCCTTGGATGAACTGTTTTGAGAAGATTGTGAGTTCTACAGAGGAATCAGGCCACCATCCATAGACATTTCGCCAGTATTCTAGGGCATTTTTGTTGCCATAGCATCGCTTTAGGGTAGCGGCTTCGCCTTGAATGGTCAAAAACCGATCAAATGGCGGGATTTCTGCATCAGGAACTTGGAAATTAGGGCTATCTTCACCAGATAGATGAAGAGCAACGCCTGTTCTGGTTGTCCATTTGTGTGTATAGCGGTTTACGGACTCCCATTCCAAAGGATGATCTGGCTGGCAAAGTTCAGTATGGGGGTTATTTGCTGTTGCCGCTGGGTTTGCCATGCCTCCAAAGATAAAGTCTGGATTTGCTCCAAGGTTTACACGGGTATCTAGGGCATAGAGATCCATTTCTGCCAACTCGTCCAAAAACAAGCGCATACGAGCATTTTTGCGCCCTCTTGTGTTCTCAACAGAGCGTTTTCCCTCACCTCCTTTGGGAAAAGCCAAGGCTTTGATGGCATTTGTGTAGTCTCTTTCTGAATCTTTTGTGTCAATAGACTCAAAAACAATCATCCTTCGATACTCTACAAGGTTGCCAATAGAAGCATCTTTTCCGTATTTAGCCTGTAGGTTACGCATGGCAATTCGGTAAAGGGTACAAACCTTACCCCACAATCGGTCTTCGGAAGCATCCAAAGAGGTAGATGCTACATATGTTGAAGTGAAATCAGGAGCGCAAAGCCAATCAATGATGATACAAGCCGCAACAGAAAAGGTTTTTCCGCTAGATGCACACCCTGCAATGCCCCAATCGTTCTCGTTGCAGAACAAATCTATAATGTCCAAGGCGTAATTGTTTGGGATTCCTTGAGAATGGAGCAAAACATCATTGCCATAAATCAACTGGAAGCAATTAACCATGTGTTGTGCAGGGTTAAGCAATCCGCATTCATCCAACTTAATCCCCATCTTGATTCGCTCACGCCTTCCAAACTCTCCACGAGTCAATCTATATGCAATTAACTCCCTGACAAATTGGTGCTGGTTTTTGAAGAAGGGGATTCCGTAATCCGTATCTTGTGGAACATCCAAACAAAGGTTTTTATAATTCATGCACAATTACTATTGACTTATTTTATAAATTAATACAAGCATTTGAACTGCATGAGACTCAAAGATAAAAACGGATCAATCCCCGGAGGACTCTGGTATCAATATAACGACGATCAAGGTAATACTTATCGTGTCAATGGAATGGATCTTCCTTTTGGTAAATCATTTTCACGAAAGGTTTTTAGCGACATGATGGTAAACAATGTTTCCGTTCCTGATAATTTAGATTACTTGATTGAACAACAAATCTGTAATAGGATTGGAAGCCAATATTGTTGGCAGGAAGCTGGAGACAAAGTTGCAAATGTAATTCATACCTTTGCAAATTTGGGAGATCGTGTAGCGGCAAGCCTTGGGGTTAAATCAAACCTTGAGAAAGCGGCAAAAGGATGCACCTCATGTCAAAAGCGCAGACAAGCAATGAACCAAGCACTCGGATAAAATGGCAAAAACCAAAAAAATTGTAAATCGTGAAGGTGTTTCCTCTTGGGGATTTAATACCATTAACTCCAATGGTGTTGCACCAACAAGCCGTGTCCAAACTGCCAATGATGCATTTACAATTTGCTGGAACTTGCGACTAGATAACGCTGGTCGTGAGCGCAAGTGGGGGCGTATTTACAAGTGCTATAAAGGGTTTCCCCCTACCGATTATAGCCAAGTAGCCTCTCGTCAGCTTTCGGGAATGAGCAATGTTCCATTCCGTCAAATGAAATTTATTGTTGATAACCAGAAGTCATCGTTTGTTGACATGGTTATGGAGCGTAATACTGCCGCAAACATTACTACAAAAATTGGCAATCCTACGGAAAAGAAGCAATGGAGTGACATTATCAGCGTTGGCTTTGATAAAATGCTTCGTTCATGGAATAGCTATAACTACAATGTGGAATTGGATGTGGAAGAAATGACCCTGTTTGGAAAGGGCTTTGAAATTGCAGAAGATAGGGACGGTTGGCCCACAAAAAGTTTTCATAACTCCAATGTGCTAATTCCAGATAAAACGTATGCTGATCTCACGAACTTGGGTGAGATTTGCATTA